CCGCGGCTCCGTCTATTTCGGCTTATGAGAAGTCGAATAGCTCGCCGATCGTCCTGAACTCAATCTACAGTTGCACGGACCCGCCTTCGGGAGTCGCCCCACCATCGCTCTGCACGGCGCGCGTGGTGCCTGGTCAGTTGCCTACCCCGGATACCGAAGTCCAGATCCAGCGCATCCCGGCAGGCAGCCTCGTGGCTCCGCCGAACGCACCGGGCCTCTCGCTTGGAGTTGGCACCTTTGCCATCAACCGAACCATCTACGTTCTCCTGACCCTCACCAACGCCGCTGGAGAGACCACAGCGGGCGCAACGGCCAACATCACGACGACGGGAGCAACCCAGGGCGTTACCGTGGCGCTGGCCGCCAGTTACGGGCCCACCGTAACGGGAGTCAATGTTTACGAAATCGACGTTGCAGTGGGCAGCCCGGTTCCACCGATCACATCGTACCAACTCTATGGAAGCTACGCGCCTGGGGCGACGCCTACGATCACCGCCTCAGCCGGAGGCGTCAACCCTCCATTGGCAAACACCGCCGAGCTTCCCGCTGGTAGTTTCGCCGCGGGCCGTGACGTCTACGTTGCGCAGACCTACACAAACTCACTTGGAGAAACGACTCTCGGACCGTTCAACTCAATCATCAATACGAACGGCAACGATGCGGTCCTGGTCACGGTTGCAGTCCCTGAGGACGACAACAACAACGCTCTCTACACCATCGGCTCAGTGGGCATCTATGAGGCCGATGTCCCGACAGGGACGCCGTCTCCGCCGTCTACGGCCTTTGCGCTCGTCGGCTTCTACCAGCCCGCAGCCCAGCCATTCATCTTGGAGTCAGCCACCGGCCCAAATCCCCCGACGGTAAACGGTACGGGACCAGGCGGCGCCATCGTGGCCGACACAGCGACGGGCGGCATAAATGGCACCCAGGGCTATCGGTACGCGGCCCTGATGTACATGAACCAGAATTACACCGTCTCGGGATTCACCGCGAATTCGGTGATTCAGTACGACGTCGACGAGGACGGCTGGGAATTGGGCATCTTCAAGGTTGCTACCGGACCGGCCTATACTCTCGCCCGCATTGTTGCGTTCTCAGTGGCTGATGGATCGAACGCTGGTCCGTTCTGGTGGATTGGCAACGTCAACCTCCAGTATCCAGCTCAGAACTTCGTCTACCCTCAGACATTCCTCTCCGACACCATCAATCAGTCGGCGACTGTCTTTCAGGACAATGCGACGACCAACGGCGTCTTCAACTTCACCGATGAGTACCTCGACGGCTCCAATGACGTGACTGACCGGCTGGATGTGATCTGGCCGAACCAGGCGGTGCATTGCACCTACTGTCCGAGTGTCGATCGCATCTTTCAGGCAGGCGTTCCTGGGTACTACTCAGGCTGGTGGGTGTCACTGGCAGGCGACCCGGAAAGCTATTACGCGGACCTAAGCTACATCTCGGTTGGCTCTGACGATGGGGAGAGAGCCTGGGGCACCATCGAGTACCGCGGCACCGTCTACGGGCTCAGGGAGCGGTCTGGATTCACCTTTACAGCCAACCCGAACAATCCCCAGTCCTGGACAGCGACAAAGCGGTGGAGCGAAAGAGGACCGTGCGGGCCTCGGGCCTTTGACGCATGCGGGGACTTTATGATCTTCGTCCACCGCAGCGGGATCTACAAATACGAGGAGACCAGTCCCGAGCTCGTAACCAAGGAAATCCCCTACTTCTGGAAAACGATCAACTGGAGTGCGGCAAACACCATCTGCTGCAAGATCGACCAGGAGCGGCATGAGGTCCATATCCTCGCGCCGGTTGGAAACTCGACCGTTCCGAATCAGGAGATTGTCCTCAACTACCTTGAGGGATGGGCGCAGCCGGTCCACTTCTCGACGTTCTCGGCGAAAGAGATTGCGATTGCGGACGTGCGCAAGTTCTCAATCAACGATGTGCAGGGCTTCATCTGCGAGCGACTGGAAAGGGCGTTGCCGATTACCGAGCCATTTGCGCAGGGCCAGGTGGGGATTCCATTCCTCGACTCTGGCTACTTCACATCGCAGTTCTGCTACGGGTCCAGTGCGGCCGATGGGACGGTGCAGAATGTGACCCCTGGGCAGTTCAACGATAACGGGGCGGGAATCGACTGCCGCTACCAGACTGTGTGCCCTGAAACCACGATGGCCCTGAGCAAGATCGAGGGATTCACGCTCAATGCCCGCGGCAATGGAACTCTCTACCCGTACTTCATCGGCGGCAGGCAGATGATGACCAATACGGTCGATGTGACGGGGAACGCCATCAAGAGCCTGATTCTCCCATGTCGTCCGATTGACTTGGACATCCTCGAAAGCCAGGGTCTGAGCCGCATGGTGCCGAGCAAGATCAATGAGCGGTGGAGGATGGAGTTCAATAACGGCAAGGTGGCCGATTCATGGTTTGAGTTAAAGTGGCTCGCAATGTACTCGATTAGCATGTACCAAGCAAGAGACGAGAGTGAAAATGGAGGTTAATCGGTGTAGAATGGGGACGCGGAGCGTATCAGCGCCCGCTCAAATCATCGCTATGAGGAGCGAATCAATGGCATCCCCGTTCACTGACAGACTACCACGCGACTTCTTCGACGACGCCGCGCCGTTCAAGATCGACGGCGTTTACTGCAAACTGATTCCACTGACACAATGCCAATTTTCCTTAGTGTGGCTTGAGGATTATCTTTGGCTGAGCAAAAACACTTGGAGCGCCGTATGGAGCAAGTTCACCAAGACCTTTTATGCGCAGAGGCTCATCCGAATTGATGGAAGGAATAACCAACTCAAGATGCATCGAGCGGTACTGGGATTAAAGCGTGGCGACAAGCGGCATGGCGACCACGAGCACGGGGTAACTCTCGATAATCGGAGGAACAAGTTACGAGCTTCGACGGTGTCACAGAATGCGTGCAATAGAAAGGTCCGCAGCGACAACACTTCCGGGTTTAAGGGGGTTGCTCTCCACGGCAACGTCTACCAAGCAAATATTATGGTCGGCGGAAAAAACAGGTTTCTTGGCAGTAGATCGACTGCCGAGGCCGCGCACCGCGAACTGTACGTCCCGGCTGCACTCGAACTCCACGGCAAGTTTGCGAGGGTCTTATGAGCACGATTAGGAGACATCGCGCCTACAGCAAAAAGCAACTAATGGGAAAAAATGGGCGTCTCGCTTGCCTACATTGTGATTCGGACATAGTCGATAGGAAGCGATACACTTTTTGCACCAAGAAATGCTCCGATGAGTTCCGTATTTTGACGAGTCCGAGTTACGCACGGCTGGTCGTATTCAGAAGGGATAACGGTATCTGTGCGGGATGTAGGAGAGACACCTTGGCAGGCACGGTGTTCGAGAAGCGCCGCCGCTCCCAGGGGACTGGCCATCTATGGCAAGCAGACCACATAACTCCGGTCGCCGAGGGCGGGGGAGAATGCGGAATCGAAAATTACAGAACGCTCTGCACGGCATGCCACAAAGCGGAAACGACGGCTTTAGCCAAACGTATGGCGAAGGCAAGAAAACCAGAACCGCAGCCCATGCTTTTGTTCGCGTAGTTTTGAGTCGAAATCGTACTAATAGCCGCCTTTTGGGGCGGCTTTTCGTTGGAGCAAAATGAGCGAAACTAGAAGCCTTATCGAATCCGCAGTCGGCGGAAACAAGGAAGACCTTCGCCGGCTGCTCCTCGCGTTCAACGACCAGCACGAACTCCACAATCAACTACTCGGCAGCGCGTGGCTCAATCCGACCTCTTCTAAACTGAAGGCAGCCAGCACCCCTCCCCCACCAGCGACAGCGACAGCGGCGGGCGCAAACGGAACTATCGCCCTCACCATCACCAATCCCGCACAGGCGGCTAAGGCGACGATCTACCACGAGGTCAGCACTTCGCCCGTCAAGAACTTCTCTCAGGGCGTGACCGTACTCCCTGTCTCAGCCAACAACACCGTGAGCATCCCGGCGCCGGGTCAGACGCCATTCATCCGAATCCGGTCGAGCTACGATGGTTCCACATGGAACACTCACCAACTGATCCAACAGACGGCGGTGGATGCCGGTCTGCAATCCAGCGCGGCCTCCGAACCTGGAATGGCACTCAATAACTGGAACTTCGCCAATGTGGTTGGCCAGGGCGCACCGGGGCAGGTTCCGCTGATTCAGGTCTACGGTCCCAATGGACCCTACTCGGGCTATACGGCGGGCCGGGGGACGACGCAGGGGACGAGGCCATCGGCGACGATCCTCAATGCGAACTATGCGCAGTCGCAGATTGTGGCTTTCGACGGCAAGCGGTTCCAGTTGAGTTCGACGATTGCCGGCGCGATGAGTGACAAGTGGGAGCCGGTTGGGCAGGCTCTCGTGAACGGCAACCCAGGCGGCGGCGGGATTAGCGGCGGAAATGGGGCGAGGTTGACGGCGATATGAGTTGGCAAGTAAAGCACCAGCACGTTGATCTTGCACTCGGGCGGCACTACGTTGTGCTCCACGAGCCGGTAACAGGGGCAGAGCACCACGTCATCATCTACGTCGGGCACGACTCCTGTGCCCTATGTGGCCACGTTCAGCCGAAGACCAACACCGGGGAACTCGACGTCAAGGCCATCTTAAAGCAGGAGATGGAAGTCCTTGAGGCCAGCCACGCACAGAGCCGGGCACATGCACAGAAGCACAACGTACCGATCTTGAAGGCTGGCAAATGAGTAAGACAACCCTCCGGCTGGCCCAGCCCAAAGACATTCCCGTCCTGTTGCGCAAGATCCACGAGCAAAATGAGCGCGACGGGACGCACTACCCGCTCCCCGACATCTTCGACGAGGACGGCAGGCAGATGGACAACATTCCTTTGGCCTATGTGATCGAGCGCGGGGATGAAGTCTTCGGCGGAGTCATCTTCGAGTCCAAGGGCGTGGAAATGATGCTGGTCGGGTGCAGTCCGAGGGTCACTTTGACGGTAGGGGATTGCGCACCGGGGATTCTCTACACATTGCGTGCGATGGGATTCAAATGGATTCGCTCATTGGTAACAAAATCAGTAGTTAAGCAGCTCAAGCCCGCGATGAAAGAAGCTGGATTCAGACGCGACGATACACGCTTTGCCAGTTTCTTCAGAGAGATTTGAGGGGGTAGGAAAATGGGACGTGCAGCGGTCGAAAGAACAGACAAGGCCTCAGCGGATCAGAACGCTGGCTATTATAACGAGGCCCAGAACTCCTACGCCCAGGCCCAGAACGCCGAGGGTGACTACGAGAGCCAACTTTCAAAGTATGCGGCGAGTAACCCCTATGGCGAGGGTGGGCAGTTCCAGAAGACTACCAACCAGATTGTTGCCAACACGGCAGACGCCAGAGCCAGGGCGGCCGGAAATGCTCTCCAAAGTCAGGCTTTGCGCACTGGCAGCAATTCTGCTGGAGGCGTAGCCGCGACCGAGAACATGACCCAGCAGGGTACGCGCGACATCTCCGGCGAAGAGGCTCAGGCGAACCAGGAGCGCATCGGGGCGGGCGCGGGCTACAACAAGAACGTGCTGCAGGCAACCGAGTTTCCGGCACAGTTCGCTTCCCAGATGGCCCAGAACATGGCCGGAGCTGGCAATCAGTCTCTTGACGTGATGGCGCGGTCGGCGGCAATTACCGATCCGGCGGCAAACATCTGGAATAAGGAAGCAGCTGAAGTAGTGGGCGGCAAACAGGTTAGCGGTTGATCCCAAGGAGAGTGCGCTATGGCCGGTGAAGGCCCATTTTTCCAATCAGACGACGAAAAGTACGGTGCACTTCTCGGCAACCTGCTCAATCCGCCACATGAGCAACCGGCGCAGCCGACATCCGGCGCAGAACCCCAGGCGCCAGCATCAGCCGCGGCGCAGGCCATCCGTGCCGGAGCGCAGGCCGCAGGGCAGGCGATCCAGACGCCTCCGCCAGCGCAACCGAAGCAGGTAGCAACCCCCAACGCTGTCACTCCCTCGGGTAATGGGCCAGCCGCCGGTGGAGCGTCAAAGTCATGGGCGACTGACGGGTACCAAAGATTCAGTCAGGCGCAACAGGGGGCACTTGATGCGGCCCAGCTTGCGGCTAAGTCAACCGCGGCGCTTCAAAACACCCCGGGCCCCAGTGCCCAGAACGCTACACTGGAGCAGCGCCGCCAAGCTCTTGCCGCGCCAATCCCCTACCGTGATGCGCAGACTGGGAAGGTTCTGACCTCCGCAGTGGACCCGGAGACCGGCCAGACCATCGACCCGTCGAAACTCTATAAGCCGGGCATCGGAACTCGCATTGTGCGCGGAATAGATGCTGTTCGCCGCGGTGGGGTACTGGGAGCGTTCGATCCCAAAGATGTTGGAGGCACAGCCTACGGCGATCCGAATAGGAATTACCAGCAGGCCGAGCAGATCCGCCAACAGCAGGCCGGAGCCATCCAGCAGCAGGAAGACCGCAACGTAAGCAACTATAAGGCCGAAAGTGACCGCCAAAAGGATATTGGGTCTGAGGCGCGCGGGGTAGGAACAGCTTTCGGAAATGTTGCTAAGGATGAAGTAGCCGAGCAGACAGCCAACCAGAAGGCCGATTACAACCAGCAACTTGAGCAGATCAAGCAGCAGTTGGCGGATCAGGCTGGCGACAAGCTACCCACAAACGACACTGCCCTCGCCATGAAGTTCACCATGGAGCAAGACCCGGCGAAGAAGAAACTCTACGGACAAGCCATAAGGGTTCGCCAGCAAATGAAGGATGACAGCGCGGGTGCGGCGGCAGACCGGGCCGACGCGCGCCTCGATAAGCGAACCTCGATTGCCCAGGACAAAGAGACGCGGGGAGCAATAGATGCGGCGGCGAGGGCAAAGGACAAGGCCGTTACCAAAGCGCAGGATGCGCTGAATAAGGCTCCAAACGACCCTGATGCAATCAAGGCAGCCCAGACGGATATGCAAGCTGCGCAGGACGCCTACGAGGATGAACTGACGCGGCGCGGCCAGAAGGTTGAACCTCTCACAGTGGATGAGAACCTTGTTTGGAGAAAGAAAGACGGAAGCGCGGTAGGACACAATGCGAATCCACCCCAGCCTGCGGCGAGTCCAGCGGCGGCGCCGGCAGCCAAGCCATCCGCTCAGGTAGCTCCGAGCGGCAAGGTGGTAAGTTTGGCTCAGGCCCGCGAGCTTCCATTCAATAAGGGAAAGACAGACGCGCAAATTACGGCCGACATCAAAGCGCACGGCCACACGGTAGCCCCCTAAATGGCAGATCAAGAGCAGCAGCAAGACCCCTATGCGGCAATCGCCAAGGCTCCAGCATCCAACAGCGCGGTAGCCACGCCCGATGATCCCTACGCCTCGATTGCAGCGCCAGTGAAGCCTCAGCAGGCTGCCGCGCCAGCGCAGCCAACTCAATCACCCGCTCCAGTCCAGCAGACCCCGACCCAGTACGACAGCACCCTTGGTGCCATCGCTCATGGCTTTGGACTGCCAACCAGTTTATCGGAAGTAGAACAGCGCGCCCAGCAGTTCATGCAGCATCCTGTTCGCAATGCCGTTGAAACCTTGGTCGACCCCACCGGGGTTCTGCGCGGAGCACAAGCGACGGCAAAAGACTCAGTCGGAGAGGCCACTCAGGCGATACAGGCCGGAAGGCAAGGCGACCCCTACGGCGCGATAGCCCATGCCATCCAAGCCGTTCCAATTGTCGGCCCAGTGATTCGTCAGGAGTCCGATCGTGCACCAGGGTCCAACGCAACGCCGGAGGAGCGCGACGCATACGGGCGGGAAGTGGTTGGCTCGACATTGGCGGCATCCGCTCAGGCCGCGCCCGCCATTCTTGGAGGTTGGGAAGGGTTCAAGAACGCCTACAATGCCAAGTTTGGAGGTAGCGGCGGCAGTGGTGGAACTCCTCCCCCCGCGCCTGAACCTGCTGCTGTAGCTCCAGACGCACCAAAGCTCAATCCGCAAGAGCAGGCATGGGAGAACGCTCAAGCGCAGCAGCGCGCCGCCCAAGGCCCGGTACGCACTCCACTGGAGACTCCCGCCCCGGCTCCTCTCGCCAAGCTCCCCCCCGGACCTGACAACCTCCAAGCTCCCGCAGATGTGCGCGCCGAGCCCCAGGCACCGGCAGCCAGCCCACAGGACCAGGCATGGCGCGATGCGGCGCAGAGGAAGCCGGTTCCGACCCAGGCGGAAATCCTCGCCACACTCAAAGGTCCAGAGAGCGAAGGCGGCACGAACATCCATGCCGGACCTCGGCCCGCACCCGAACCTCCCGCAGTTGCTCCGGCGCCGCAAGCTCAAACGGTTACGGTCGAAGGAAGCCTGCTCGATAAGCTCGTCGGAGAAGGTCGATTCGGGAAAGAGCCGGCGCAAGTAGAGCCCACCGTGCGCAGCATCCTTGACGAGATTGGCATACGCGGTAAAGAGGCCATCGAAAAGGGAGACGAGGAGGGAGCACACCAAGCGCAGGCCGCAGGGCAAGAGTACGCCGGACTGCTCGACCAACTTGCCACTGAGCGCAAGGTTGGAACCGGAGAAGGGCGGAAGCCTGCAACTCCACTCCCGCCCCATCTACAGGCGGCCACAGACGCCTTGAGCGGCAAGCCGCTGGGAGCGCCGCCGGAGACGCCCGCCGCAGTCTCTCCATCTGGCGACGCCACAGCAGCCAAGCCAAACATAAAGGCGCTCGCCAGCGCCGCGATCGCTGCCGTCCCACCCCGCCCCACCTCCAAGCCTCCGCAGGCCCAGCCGAACGCCCCGGACGCCCCCAAGCCCGTCCTGCACGCCAGCAACGACGTGGAAGCCCTGAGAGCCAGCGCCGAGCGCCAGGCTCCTAAAGTTGGCGACGCCTTAGCCGAAGCGACCCAGGGAGTCCCCGGCGCCAAGGTTGAAGCGGTACGCGACTCGAAAGACAGCGACCGCATCACGGACAAAGCCGACCGTCAGGGCGTAGACCCAAACCAGATAGGGGACATCGCCGCGGCCAAAGTGGTTGCGCCGAACCAGCAGGCAGCCGACCAGGTACTCGAAAACCTCCACCAGCGGTTTCCCGTCGAGAGCGTTACCGGAAGCGTGGACGGAGAGCCAGGGAAGAACGGCGTCCAGCAGGTTCAGGCAATCGTCAACATCGCCCAGCCGGGAGAGCCGGTCAAGCGGGCCGAGGTTCTGGTGCAGACGCCGGAAATGGCGAAGGCAACCGACCAGACCCATGACGACTACCGGAAGGCGCAGGAGTTGCGCGCGGCTGGGAAGGAAGAGGAGGCCAAGGCACTCGAAGCGAAGATCCAGAAGGTGCATGAGGCGGCGCAGCAGGGGCCATACACCCCGAAGAAGGGCGACAGGGTTCAGATGTCTGGCAGCGTACCGGGAAACCCCAAGTCGGGCACTGTGACGCACGTTGATCCCAAGAACCGGAAAGCGGGAGTCAAGACGGACGACGGGAGAGCATGGCCAGCGGTTCCACTGGAAAGGCTCAGGCCGGAACAGGCGACGCCTGCCAAGAGGGAAGTGACTCCCGAGGAATACAAGAAGATCAAGGCCGACCTCTTGGCTCGTGGAGTGAATCCGGCTGACACTGAGGCATGGGGAACGGCCTACGCGGCAGAGAAGGCCAAGGTTTTATCCCAGTCCCAAAGCCCCTCAAATCAAGGGGGAAAACATGAAGTGGCCCAAGGTGGCACAGGAACCGGCGAATCAGGCCAGCAGCCCGAACCCGTCCAGCAAGGCCAGCCAGCTCCCGGCGAGTCCCATCCGGTAGGAGCACCAATCCCCAAGCGTGTGGCCCAGATCAAGGAACTCGTCGCCAAAGGGCAGAAGGTGGTCATCTTCTCCGCCGAGGCTGACAACCCGGCTGTGCATGAGGCCCTCGCCTCCGCCGGACTGGGAAGCCTGCCAGTGACCAATATCAAAGGGCCGGACTTCGGCGCCATCCTCGACAACGATGTGAATGTCACGCCGGACGAGAACGAGCGGATGGATATTCCGTATGTGGCTCCCGGCAAGTCACTCTACGTTGATTTCGACGACACGCTCTTCTACGGAAAGGAAGATACCAATGGCAATGCAAAACCTGGGAGCAGCAGCAAACCAGCAGCCGATGATGAAGCAAAAGGTGGCGGGAATGTTCCGCAAGAAGAAGCCGATGGGGCCAATGCCGCCAGCGGAAAACCAGCAGCAGCCTCCGGCCAGCCAAAGCCAGATGTCGATGCCGCCGGCGAAGAAAAGCCACTGGGTCAGCAAGGCGGTGGGGAAGACAAAGGCAAAGAAGAAGTAAAGCGGAAACTCCAAGAGGCTCGCAATCGGCTGATGATCCTCGAAAACGACGAGGCCGACATCGATCAGGAGTACAAGTACCGCGAACTCGACATGGCCGAGGATGAGATTGAGAGACTGGAAAAGGAGCTTGCAGCCCTCGAATCGAGGCCTAAGCCGTCAGAAACAAGCGCACAAGTTTCTGACAAAAACGAACCCACAAAGTACAAGTTTGGCAATACGCAGGCCGACATCCCGCCGGACTCGGACGCAGGCAAGGCGCTGGCTAGACTTCGCGCCAAGATCGATCCTGCCGACCTCATGCCGTCCACCAACACCACGGACGGTAGCGGACTCGAAGAGGACTCGCACATCACCATCCGCTACGGTATCGACAGCGACGATACGACCGGCCTGCGCGCGTTCCTTGAGAAGCAAGCACCCTTTGAGGCCACGCTCGGCAAGGTGACATCCTTCCCGCCAAGTGAGCACTCGGACGGAGCCGCGCCTATCGTGGTGGCGATTGAGTCAGCGGACCTGCGGCGGCTGGAGAAGGAGTTGGACCAGCACGGCAAGTTCATCGATCGCACGTTTCCTGACTACAAGCCTCATGCGACCCTGGGCTATGTGAAGCCAGATGCAGCCAAGAAGTACGTCGGCATGGGTGGGATGGAAGGGAAGAAGTTCACCGTCAGTTCTGTGTCTATCTCGAATAAGGATGGCTCGAAGACGGAGGTTCAACTCAAGGGCAAACCTAAGCCCTCTTTCTACAAGCCTCCGACGCCCCAGGTAGCGCCGATGGCCGGGACGAGCCCGATGGGAGTGAAGCCGAAGGCGGGACCGGGCGAGGCGTTCAAGCGCGCAGTCCAAGCCAAGGCGGACAAGTTCCTCGACACCCAGGTTCGCCGCGAGTCCGGGCAGGTTCTCACGCGCCGCGAGATCATCAATGAGCGCATGGCTGGCGGAGGTGCCACGGCGATTAAGCAGGTGCAGGACGACGCCGCAGAGCGGAAGTTAGACCGCGAGATTGGCGCGATGCGCAAGGCCGGGGTTCCCACCGGAAACGAGATGCACCCGAAGACGATCAAGTATCGGGAGATGCTGGCCCAGCAAAAGGCCGGTATCAAGGTTCCGTCTCACCGGATCACCGATAAAGACGGCAACGAGTACATCATCTCCAAAACGGAGCACGACTATGCCGCCTCAGTGCTGGCCGGCGGCGGAACGAAAGCAGCCGTAAGTGAGACGAGACCGGCTAAGATCGAGACGCCGCTCGACAAGTTTGAAAAGGACGGTGGAGCGCCCTACGAGGTAACGCAGAAGGAGTGGGTAGCCTTCCAGCGTGCCCACCGTGCGGCCCTTGGGCAATCGCAGGACTCAGGCACTCGCTACGCACCGAACAGCGACTATGAGAGTTACCACGAGGATTCAGTCAAGACAGCCTTGCGGATGGGATTGAAGGTCCCTGATGAGGTTCTGAAGGATTACCCCGATCTGCTTCCGAAAACCAAAGAAGCTCCAAAGGCCGAGGGCGATGCCGTCGCTCCCGACACCGCTCCGCCATCTGAACTGGAGGGATGGAAGAAAGAACTGAGCAAGATCGAATCTCAGTTGAATGGGCGCGATGTCCCCGGCAACCGTCGCCAGCAACTTGGCTCTCAGGCATCTGTCCTGCGCGGTCGCATTGCCGACGCGGAGCACGCTGTCAGGGTATCGGGCATCCCGCTCACAAAGCCTGATGATAACTCTCTCCCCAGCCCTCACGCGGACAAATGGAAATACCAGTCACAGTATTTCATCAAGGCGCTGGAGCCGGTGAAGCAGGCGTGGCTGGCTGCCCATCCCGCATCGAACCGGGACACGCAAGAGAACTGGGATTTCCTCAAGAAGAACGATACTTACAATGGGACGGGAAGCGCGAAGCATCGCCCCGAGGCATTCCCGGACGACTTCATTCGCATCGAAGTTCCCGGCGACGGAAAGTTCCTTGTCAAGAACTCTCCGGCAGCAATAGACAAACTGCTGAAGTCTGCGCCAAAGGCGTTCGCCAAGCCGACCGAGACCGCGCCTGGTACGAGTAAGCGCAGCATCCCACGCGCACCTAAGCAGGAGGAGATCGAAACCGCTCAAAGGCTTGTGGCTCACTTCAAAGGTCAGATTGAAGAGACCGAACAGGACTTGCGGCGAGCTCGCTCCGAGGACCGACAGTTCCTGCAAGAGACTCTCGACGCGGCGAAGGAGAATCTAGCCAACGCAGAGGAACAACTAAGGCAGGCGCAACTTGAGGACTTAGAAAACACTGAAAAGCTTGGAGAAGAGGCGGTTTCAAATGCGAAGCAAGCAGGAACAGCAGGCATGGGACGATCTAGCGAAGACGATGCAGGACGGTCTAGCGGACGGATCGATTCGAGCAAACCCAATGGACCCCAAGAAACCAGGAGTGGACTTCTATCACCCAGCCCCGAAGGAAATAGCAGCCCAAGGCCGGGAACTGGCGACAGCCCAAAAGTAAAACCCAACCTCCCCGACTCCGGCACCCTCTCCGCATTCGGCTTCCTCAATCCTGCCACAGTCAGCCAGCTATTCCCCGGCATGGCTGGCGGCATCTACCAATGGGCTGGCGATGGTCCCACACCCGGAAAGACTCAGCAAGCTATCATGCGCGAGGAGCGTGGCCAGATGGACCGCCGTATGGCCCGCGCGCTGGCTGCGCTGGAGCAGGAGTCGAACGCATGGGACAAGCGCCCCAGGGCTGACTTTCTAGCCTTTGCCGATGCTGTGGAGCATGTTGGCGGCAAGACAGTGGCCGACCTCAGTGTGAAGGATCAGCAGTTGGCCGGGATACTTGAGAAGGCGTATCAGGAGCGCAAGGACTACATCGACGCCATGGGTTTTGGTCCAATCAATGACTGGATCGATAACTACTTCGCCCACTGGTGGGAGCGCCCAAGCCTGGCCCGCAAGAAGATTAAGAAGTTCATGGGCGTCGGCAAGCGCCCACTCGAAGGCAAGGCATCTTTCAGGAAGCAGCGGAAGATACCCACCACGCGCGATGGCATCGACATCGGGCTCACCCCGGCAACATGGAACCCTGTCAGCGGCGCGCTGATGAAGATTTACGAGATGGACCAATTCATCATGGCGCACCAGGTGTTGAAGGTGATGAAGGATTCAGGCACGGCGAAGTTTGTAAGGGCTGGGGCGGATGCCCCTGAAGGATGGACGAAGCTCGACGACAAGATCGGCACAGTATGGCGCCGGGCCACGACAATCGACGACCAGAAGGTTGAGGACGCGACTTACGACAAGACTTACATGGGCGGCAAGCGTCCCATCCCCAGCATTGCCATCGAAGACTTAGAGGATGCCAGCGGCAAAGCTCTGGTCATCACCGGCCACTACTGGGCACCGGCTGATGCAGCCAAGGTATTCAACAACTTCGTCTCCAAGGGACTCGCGGGCCGGTCTGCCATCTTCGACGCGCTGCGCTGGGCTAACAACAACCTCAACGCCCTCCAGTTGGGCATCTCCGCCTTCCACGCGACGGTTACGACCGTCAACGCGGCGGCTTCTGATGTTGCTCTGGGTGTCGAGCAACTCTTCCAAGGCAAGCCCGTCAAGGCCGCCGGCAATGCTCTGGCCGGAATCGCTCTCCTGCCGTCTCTGGTCCGGACCATCAAGAACGGATGGAAGGCCACCCGCGAGTACATGAAGCCCGGCACCTATCCGGAGATGGAGAAGGAGGCCGATTGGATTGCGCGATCTGGAGGAAGGCTCGCCCCATCGACTCTGGAGCTGAGTCCGATTCGGAAGGCAATCAATGCGTGGAACAGCGGCACCAATTGGGACAAGGCGAAGTCCCTGCCAAGCGCTTTACTCCAGGCGGGCGTATGGCCCGTCCTTGGATTCTGGGTGCCGAAGATGAAGATTGGAGCCTTCTACCTGATGGCTCACAACCTTTTAGAAGAGGCGCAGAAAAAGAACTGGACGCCCGAAAAGCTCCGCGAGCGCATGCAGGAGGCATGGGACGCCGTGGACGACAGGTTTGGACAGATCGTTTACGAGAATCGCTTCTGGCCTCGCGGGCTGAAAGACGCGCTGCAGTTGACGTTCAGAGCTGTTGGATACACCAATGGCGACGTGAGAATCTATGGTGGCGCCATCGTGGATACCGCGAAGGCTGCTGGGCTTGTCGCTACCGGCCATGGGAAAGAGGCGAGGATCACTCCCAAGATGTCATTCGCTCTCAGTTCGTTCCTGTGCACGGCGATACTTGGGGCGTCGGGCACATTTATGTGCACTGGGCACCTTCCCAAAAAACCACTGGACTACCTCTACATTGAGGACTCACACGGCATCATGCACTCCATCGCTGGATACGCGGACCAGATCGTGAGTTTCGTCAAGCACCCGGAACAGACGGCCATCAACAAGATTGCGCCGCTCTGGAATGTCATCGGGCAAGCGATCAACAACCAAGACTTTTACCGCACCGAGATTCGGCACACGGACGACTCAGCGCCCAAGCAGGCCGAAGAGTTCGCAGGGTGGGCAGCAAAGCAGGAGTTGCCCTTCTCGGCCACAGGCGCAGCCCATCTCCTCGAAGAAAGAGGCGCACAGGACAATGCATGGTCCATGATCCAAACCGCTATCCATAATCCGGCTCTAGTTGCCGAGAGTTTCTTCGGCTTCAATCAAGCTCCGGCCTTCATCCAGAACTCCGACGCACTCAACAAAGCGCGGGAGTACAGCCAGACGAACCGGCCGGCGGGGACCAGGACGAAAGAGCAAACTGAGCGGTCCCGAGCCATGCACGTTGTCGAAGACCTGATCCGCGCAGGGAAGACAGACAAGAGCGTCGAGCAAGCCTACAAGACGGCTGGTGTACTGTCCGAGGACGACCTTACCAAAGCTCGGTTCTATGCGCGCCGGTCGCCATTGCTGGCTGCGGTGAATCCCCTACACGTCGATCAGGCCATCAACGTCTACATCGCGGCGACGCCGGAAGAGAAGAAGGAGATTCGCCCCGAGATTGAGCGCAAGCAAGGGGAAATCGACAGCTTCACCAACGACCCCGAGGAACGGGCGAAGCTCAAGAAGGCCTACCAGGACGCTCTAAACCCTAAACCGAAGTTCAAAGGAAAGCCCGTAGCATAGAAAGACTGGAGGACCGAAATGCCGAATGGACGTAAACCGGGAGAGGCAGCACCGCGCGGATTCACCAGCACAGGAAAGCCCCGCACGACGCGGGCAGAGAGACAGGCAGCCAAAGAGCAGAAGCGGCTGGACGACGCTGCGACCGAGGAGAGAGTCAGGGGCGAGGCGGCCGAGGCGGCTGCTGGCATGCGAACCCCTACGGTTGTAGCGAACATGGAAGTAAAGAACGTCATCCACCTGCCCTCCAAGGTTCAGCTCGCCATCGAGTGCTGGCTTGACCTCCCGGCCCGCGACCATACGAAGACGGTGACCAAGGTGGCGGAGATGGTTGGACTTGACGCCGAGATACTCCGTGGCTACTGGCGCAAGCCGTCCGTGCGCGAAATCATCGATGCGAAGCTCGAGCAGATCGAGCAAGCCAAGGCGGAAATCAGAGCACGAGCTCGCGGGCTCACCGAGGACTTGCTCGACTCCCACACGGTTGCGCTGCTGGACAGCAAGGAGACGCCGGCGGCGGTGAAGGCTACGCTACTCGGCACAGCCTACAAGCGGTTCGGCATGCTCAAGGAGAAGGTAGAGAACACCGGGGCGAATGGTGCGCCGATGGCGTTTCAGTTGATCCGGTTGAGCGGCAAGAAGGAGAGCGATGGCGCAGACCCCGACCCCTCTCTATAATCCACTTCTAGTTTTCCAGCCCAAACAGGGCGATGTTCTCGACCTAGCCGAAGGCAATGATGCGACGTGGATCGGGGGAGGTGGCGGCCGCGGCGGCGCAAAGTCCCGCTGCGTTCAGTCCGTCATGTTGGCCCGGCGGCTAGCCAACCCAGGCACTCTCGGCACTATCGTCATGCGCAACTCAGACCAGGTGCGCAAGTACCACGAGGACGCCATGCTGCGCGCGTGGCCCCAGTTGCGAGATTGCTACCACAAAGGCGACCGCAAGATCACTCTACCCTTTGCGAATGGCGCACCATCTCAGATTGAGTTCAACTACGCCGAAACTCTCGATGATGTGATCCGCCGGTTCCGGTCCGCCAACTATTTCGATATTGCCGTTGACCAGGCCGAGCAATTCACGGAAGAGGAACTCCGCGAAATCAAGCAAGCCGTCCGTTGGCCCGACGTTCCCGAAGGCACATGCAAGCTCATCCTTGCTTTCAACATGGGCGGCGTGGGCATCGGCTTCCTACGCAAGAAGTTCCACGACGATGAGTTCAATGAGCGCGAAGATCCCAAGTCTTTTGCTTTCGTCCACTTCTTCCCCTACGACAACTGCGAGTGGGTCCGGCCGGCGCTCCAGGCCGATGGTCTGACAGTCGAGGATTACTATTCCTGGCCCATCTCGAAGCGGCGCGAATACTGCGCAACCCGTTCGGACTACGGTAAAGCCCTGGTTAGCCAAGATGAGGCTCTGGTCGCGCGCGACTTCGACGGCTCGTGGGATTCACTCGAAGGCGCTTACTTTACCAGATCATTTGACCGTAACGCCAGCGTGCGGCCGCCGGAAGACATTCGGGAGATGATTAAGCCGTGGTGGGAGCGGTGGCTGTCGCAGGACTGGGCCCGCGGCCACTACTGCATCACCTACTGGCATGCCATGGGCGAGATGTCTCCAATGGAGATTAAGAAGTTTCTCGGCTGGGACGTGCGCTACGCTCTCAAGGTCATCATCACCTACCGGGAGTACGTGGCGGGTGGCGAGGCGGCTCCGGACTCTGGTGGAGGCAGAGAGTTGGACGAGGAAGATATCGCTCGGAAGATCGTAGAGTTGACTCCTGAAACCGAGCGGAAGCAATTGTCTGACTTCTTTCTTTCGCCTGATGCGTTCGGCAAGAAGAACAGCAAGAACACCATCGCCCAGACCGAGGGCGAGATTCTTATGGCGTCCGAGATGCCTTATCCGCGAGCGGCTGACAACGACCTTGAGGGCGGCTGGGGTTTGATGTCGAAGTTGATGCTGGCGACCAAGCGAAAAGGGCAGCGCGGCGAAGAGGTTTGGCTGATCTCGGCCAACTGTGTTGAGCTGGTGTCGGCTATCCCGCTCGCTATGCGCGATCCAAAACGCCTGGAAGTAATTCTGAAAACCGATATCGGCGCGGCGAAGATCGAAATGGATTGTCTTGACTCCTGCTTTGTCGCCGGGACGCTGATTTGGACCGCGCGCGGGCAGGTTCCGATCGAGCAGGTGCGGTGGAACGATTACGTGATGACGCGCTCAGGGTGGAGGCGCGTGGTCAATGCCTGGAAGAACCGCGCGGGCGCGCCAATAGTTCGCGCACTGTTCTCGGATGGAAGAGAAATACATTGCACTCCCGACCATGAATTCTGGACAGACAGGGGGTTTTTGCCATTGAATACTGTCCGTTACGGTGATGAACTTATGTCGTGGAGTTCATTGAATTTAACGGCGATGTCTACAAAATCCGCAAGGATGGGTACTACGCTTGTGGAAAAGGTTTCTTGCATCGGCAGGTATGGATTCAAACCTTCGGTCGTATCCCAAGTCGGATGCACATCCACCATAAGGAACGCTGTCCAAAGAGCACTACGAATGTTGACGATCTGGAGTGCCTCACTCCGAAGCAACATGCGGCCAAGCATGGCCCTGAGCGCCTCGCCCAAGCCAAGATCAATATGGCTAAAGCCTCCCTCGCAGCAAAAGATTGGCACAACTCCCCTGCTGGAAAAGAGTGGCACAGAGGACACGCCAAGGTATGTAAATTCGGTGAAAAGAAGTTGGTTCCAAAAGTCTGTCATTGCTGCAATGGAGACTTCCAAGGAAGCGAAAATCAGCGATTCTGCTCCAACGCCTGCAAGTCAAAGTGGCGCCGAGACAATCAAGTTGATTATGTCGAGGTCGCTTGCGTCATTTGTGGCGATGTTGTTCTCAGGAATCTCTACGACAAGGTGCGAACGTGCAGCCTCCAATGCCGTGCGGCTCTGCGGATTAGAAACGGCGGGATTCGCGGACGTGTACGACCTGGAAGTTGAAGACGCACACGAGTTCTTCGCCAACGGGATACTGGTCCATAACTGCCGCTATGGCCTCAAGAGCAAACTAGAGCCCGGCAAGAAGCCCAAGGCGGTCGAGAATGAGGAGAAGTTACGGGCGATGCAGGAGTCGGGACTCGACGGCCACTCGCTGAACATCTACCGCATCCAGCTCAGCCAAGAGGTTCGGACTTCGGAGGAGCCGGCGAGGCTGGGGCATGGGCGGGTCGGCAGGCGCATGTAGCCTTAGCGCGGCGTCGCCACTCTCTTCACTGGCTCACACTCGTAGCGGTGACTGGCAACGTGTCGCCACCCGAATCCCTCAACCTTGCGGATTGCCTTGTCGCAGTTCGCGCAGGTAGCGGTCGATACCTTCGGCGTGTTGGCCACTTGCGTCGGCGACACAGCGGGTCCGCAGTTCATCGAGCACTGCCCATCTTCCCAGCAGTCGGAGCAGGGTGGGACCGAGCGGATGCCGAAAGAGTAGTTCATCGAGAAACCCCCAACATCAGCCGGATAACGCCGTTGTCTTCGCACTGCACGATCTTGTCGCGCAGGCATGGGCCGATAACACTCCCTGGCGCTCAGTCAAGCCAAAGCGATTCTTGATGACGAGCCGCGCATAGTCCGCCTTCCGCCCCGGTTTTGGCAGGCCGCGCTCACGCCAGTTTAGCGACGGATTGAACCAGTTTGCTTTCTTCACTTCATCGGCCACGGGTCAACCTCCACTTCGAGCGGTGCGTACACTTCAACTGCCGTCTTGCCCCGGTTGTACCACAGCCGCTCGGCAGTCGGGAACATCCTCCGTGCATCCTCGATGGAAATCTCGTAGTCGAGCATGATGAATGCCTGATTCCTCAAGCCTTCCCATGCCCGGCGCCAGCCGGTCAGGCGCTCGACGTATTGGCGGACTCGGGTGCGCTTCAAGACTTGCCGTCGTTTTTGACTTCCTGATAGACGAATGGCTGAGGCATCATGTTCAGCCCGGCGCAGGCCGTATCGATCATCCTGCGCTGCATCCCTTCAAGCATCTGGTGCTTGGCCACGCACTCAGCAATCAACTGCTTCAGCCAGCGCGCCTCGACGTAGATGCCGACATCGTAGCCGGTCTTACGCAGTGTCGGGTCTTGAGCGGCGGCTTCCTCGGCCTCGCGCAGCTTGCGCTCAACCCAGTCCATCGTGTCTTTCATGTGCTGGAGGTAGTAGTCGCGGTCTACACTCTGATCGAAGATGCTCATGGCTCCCTCTTCCAAAAAGTGTTAAGTTTGAACTCCCACAGCAGCCACTTGGCTTCGATGTGGAACGACTCATTGCCGCAAATCCAGTCGAATTGGACCGCAGGCCAGAGGTTGATGCTCCACCAGCGAGTACGGCTGTACGTCGTTCCGAACCAGCAATTCCATCGCTGTCTCATCCCCTTAACCTCGGTTCCTGCATCCACAACTGAATTGTCGGCATCGACGGATCATAGTCGCACTTGATCAGCAGGATGCTCCCGTTGCTATCCAGCGCCAGAATCTGATCGCGCCATGGGACGAGTTGCACGATCTTCCCGTCCGGCCCTGATGCCTGCACGTAGACGATGTTTGACTTGGCGTCGCCCAGCAGGCACTGCTTGCCCGTCAGTACCTTCCACGCCGTTGCTATTCTGCGCTTCCACTTGTTCATGGCTTCCTCGCAAATTCACCATAATGCTTTTCGATGGCAGGCAGGTATAGTTCCTCATATGCGGCCTTAGCCGTACTGCGCATACCAAGGAACAATAATTTACCTTTAGATCGAATCTTGGCTTGGAAGAGGTTTCGGTCACGATACACGCCGCGAAATCCGGTCGTGTTGTTCTTGCGCTCGCGGCTATTTATTGCGTTTTGAGACGGCGTGACGATTCTGAGGTTTGATCTGCGGTTATCGAGAGTGTTTCCATCAATATGGTCAGCCAGTCGCCTATCGCCAAAATCAAGCCCAAGGACTGACCGCTGCATTGCAACTCGTCTCCTGCGCCCGCACGTACCCCGCTCGTTCCTTTGTGCGTAAAAACTCTGAGTGTGCGCGTACCATGCGGCATGCCACTTATAGGCGTTCAGGCTCTCAAAGTCTCTTTCATCGACAAGAGTAACTTGATTTCTGGTCAGCGGGATTTCACGGTAGGATGGTGTAGGTGGGGTTGTCACTGATTGGCCTCCTCCGGCCTTGAAGTTGCCCGGCGCTTCCAACGCCCGACAACCCCATGCTACCACAGTGAAGCTTTTACCTCGGTGTTGCGAAATAAAGTATTCTCGGCCACATACTCACACTCAGCCCGGCCAGTGGGCCCCTGGCGCTGCTTACTGAGTAGCATGACCGCCTTCAACTTCTCTTTGTCGTCGGCCTTGGTGTCATAGTAACTCGGACGGTGCGGGAAGATCACCACGTCGCTATCCTGCTCAATCTCGCCCGAGTCCCTCAAGTCGCTCAAGCGCGGCTCCCGATCATCCCGCTTCTCATTTGCCCGGCTCAGTTGATGCAGCACCACCACCGGCACATCCAACTCCACGGCCATGCCTTTCAGCCCGCGCGTGATGAAACCTAGATCCTGGCTCCGGTTGCCGTACTTCTTCGAGTCCATCGGGAGCGCGATGTAGTTCAACTGGTCGATCACGATCAGGTCAAGATGCCCGGTCTGAGACTTCAACCTTGCGGCCTTAGCCTTGATCTTCTGGACGGACTGCCCTGCCTGGTCGTCGATGTAGAGCGGGGCACTCACAATCTCGCTCATGGCGTCGAGTGCGTACCGCTTGTTCGTATCGGTCCAGCGGCCTTCACGGATGTCTTGGAGGCTCACCGTGCTCCGCATGGATACCAGTCGGTGAAGAATTGCTTCCTTGCGCATCTCCATCGAGAACAGCGCAACCGTCTGGTCGAGGTTGATTGAAGCATGAACGGAGAAGCACAGGCCGGCAGCTGTCTTCCCCATGGCGGGCCTGGCCGCAACCACAATCAACTCCTTCCGCTGGAAGCCACAGGTCAACTCGTCGAGTTCCTTTAAGCCGCTGGGCAGCCCCTGGGACCGTGCCGAGTGCTTGAACACCGCATCTACCGATGGATACGACTTCTCGACGAACGCGCCGAAGCTCTGGAGCGGTGAAGATATGCCCTGCTCGGCCGCAGCCTGCATCTGCTCCATGGCGAAGCCGAGAACATCCTGAGCTGATTCGGATTGGTCCTGGGCCCGCTGGCTGCTTAGATTCGCGATGTGGATGAGTTTGCGCAGCAGGGCCTTGTCTTTAAGTTCGGCAACGTAATCGCCGATGGCTGGTCGCCGCGGCATTCCCTCAGACAGCCCGGCGATGTAGGATACACCGCCGACAGCATCAAGTTCTCTATGGCGACGAAGTTCTGCGGCGAGGGTAATCTCATCGACGGCCTTTTGCTTCGCCATCAACTCTGAGATCCGCAGCCAGATACGCCGGTTGGAATCGAGGCAGAAGTCATCAGAGTCTAACTTCTCGGAGGCCTCGGTAAAGTAGGCGTTGTCGATCAGGACCGCGGCGATAACGATCCGCTCGGCGTCGACATTTGCAGGCAATCCGGAATCGAGAGTCAGGTCGGGGTAGCTCAACTCGCGCTCTCCTTCTGTGGCTCCTGTGCGCGGGTGGCGACCAGGGCGGCGCGTGCTTGTTCAAAAGCTGTTCTGCGTGCGTGGTAGTCGCTGCGGTTCACGTCCGAGCACATCTTCTCCAGCGCCGTCCTCAGCCTCTCCACCAGGGCCGTCTGCGCGGCGAGTTGCGCCTCTGCATCCTCAGCGCGAACGCATTGATCGAAGAGGATTTGCTCTTGAGCGGTGTCCATCTTGAAATAGCCGCCGGGTGTCACTATGAAGCCGCCGACAGCCTTGTAGGGCTTACCAAGGTCATCGTGGCCATACGTGCCGTTCGCCAC